TCATTCCGACAGCGGCTCGTTGACCAGGTGCTGCCCCGTGCCGCCGATGTCCACCACCAAATTCCCGCCCGAAACCGACGCGCGCAAATTGGCCGCGCCCGTCACATTTACCACCGCGCTTCCCGCCGGCGATCCGGTCAACGCGCTGGTCGCCGTAATGGTGTGCTGGCCTGATCCGGGCGGCGCGACGTAGTTACCACTCGAATCGATCTTACCCACAGCCGAGTTACCGCCGGTAACTCCATCGACCGACCAAGTTACAGCCTGATTCGAGTTACCCAAGACGGTCGCCGCAAAGGCCGTCGCCGCGCCCTGCGGAATGGTCACCGACGCCGGCGAAACCGTCACCACCACCGCCGGCGCGGTCGCCGACTTCGTGTAGGTTGCGAAGACGTTGGCGGTGCCGTTCCAGGTGTCGCCGCCTCCATCGTTGAAGGTGCAGTGCAGCTCAAAATTCCCATCGAGATAGCAGCTTCCCACGCCCTGGGCGTGACCACCGGAAGCGGTATAGAACAGATCGCTCGGCCCGACCATCGGCGCCAGCGTCGAGCCGTCGCCGGCGTCCGCGGCCAGCGTAAGTGTAAAACCGTTGGCGACGTCCTGGGCGAAGAGCACGCCGAACTTACTGCCGTCGCTCAGCGGAAATTCCAACCAGCCGCCGGTGAAGCCGTCGCCGGCTGTGTTGGTGACGGTGCCCATGTTATTTTTCCACGCGAAGACCATCACCGATGCATTGCCCGCCCAGGTGTTGCCGCTGTGATCCTGGGCCTGGCAGTGCACAGTCAAGCCATCGGCCCACGCGCCCACCAGATACATGATGTGCCCCGTCGGCCCCATATCGTGGATGAACGGCGAGACCCAGCACTGCGAGCTTTCCCAGCCGGCAGGCAGCTCGATGGTGCCCCCATCGGGCACGATCCCCGTTCCGAAAAGTATCTCCTCGCCGCCCAGCAGCGTGAGCGGCAGCCAAGTCATCCCATTGCTGTCGGTATTAGTAACATCGGGACTCAGCCAGGTCAGCGCAGCATAATTCACGTCGCCGCCCCAGGCGTGGCCTTCCTCGTCGGCGTAGACCAGCGTGAGCAACAGACTCCCATCAACATTGCAGAGCTGCACGACGTGCGCGGAGTTGCTCCCCGCGTTCGCGCCGGCCGGCGATGCCCAGGCCATCACGTTCGCAGCCGGGTAACCGGTCGACGGCAACTGGAATGCCGAGCCCGTGGGGAGCTGGCCGGTGAAGAACACGAAGTTACCGCCATTGGCCAGCGGGATCGAAGTAAACGACTGATCGTTACCGGGGAAACTGCCCGGAACGCTCGGCCAGCCGGCCTGCAGCGGATCGCTGGTGTCGTAGAAGTAGGCCTCGTCGTAGCTGCGCAGCGGAAACTCGATCTCGCCGCTGTTGGGATCGGGCGTGCGCCGGATACTGCCGCCGCTGCCCGTCACTTCGCACTTCAGCGGCGTGATCTCGTGGCCGTCGACCACTTCGTAATCGCCGGCGTAAGGGTAGCGGGCGGTGTCATCGAGGCTGACGCGGTCGCCGGGCTGCACCGCGCAGGCCAGGTTGCCGTTCACGTCCTTCGCGAACATCGAAATCCGGCACCTTCCCGCGGCCGGCGCGACATATGGCGACTGATCGAGCCCGAGATTGCGATCGCGTTCGTAGCGGGCGATGCGGCTGGCCTGGTCGTAGGTCGAGGTGGCCATATCCAGCTTATGAAGAACATGCTCTCGCTGGCGCGCAATGTTTAATCCGCGGATGCCGCGCGCGAGCTGGTTCTGTTTGTGATCGAAGATGGGCGAGCGCTCCTTGAAACGCGAATACTCCAAGCCGATCAAGCCCACCGCCCCAACGCTCGCGGGATAATTCGCGCCCTTTTTGGTGAGCTCGAAGGTAGTGGGATAAACGGCGTCGGCGTAACCGGGATTGACGATCGCGGGCACGGAATAGACGGTCCACTGCCCGTCATACACGGTGTCCGTCCCGCCCATCCAGATGGTGTCGCCCTGCATAAATGGGTGCGGCTGCGGCTCGCCCGTGCGCGGAATTGAATCTGTCGTTACCACCGGGTTGCCGTTCGCGGAGTTGGTGATGCTCAGAATCGAGCAGCACGCCGGCACCAGCAGATCGCGGAACTGAGCCACGACGCGGTTGCCCGCCGTGTTCAAGGTCCGGTCATCGGCGCTCCATGTGCCGGGAAGCATGTGCTGGCGCGAGAATGTAAAGACGCTGGGGCGCGGCTGATCGACCACCACGCCGATCCTCGAAAACGTCTCGCGCTCGAAGCCCCGGCATACCTGCAGCATCTGCGACACAATGGCCTGCAGCGATGTCGTCTGCGCGAAGGCATAGTCGCCGCTGAAGCGCGGATACCCGCTCGGCAGCAGCTCGTTGCAGTACATCGCCGACGCATAGATCGTGGGCCAGTCGAAGCGATCGGCCACGGCCTCAGGCAGCGGGTCGGGACCAACATTAAGCGTGAGATTGTAGTCGGGAAAGAGCTCGCGGCGCAGCTTCACATCGACCCAGTGCCAGACGGGATTGCGCGTGAAGGCGTAGCCGGTCACGTTGCCCTCGGCGTCAAAGAGCCGGCAGCGCAGCGCGCGGCAGAGAAAAATGGGATTGATATCCGTCCACTGCGACGGATCGCTCTGGCTGTCGCTCTGCTGCCATAGGATGGGCTGCTTGCGCATCAAGCCAACGTAGACGATGCGGCTCCAGCATTGCGGTTGAATCGAAGGCGGAAACACCTTCCACAACAGATCGCAGTTATTGTCAGGGCCGACCGATTGCGGGGTCAGTCCCGAGCCGATGGTCGAATCGCAGCCGCTGTGCCAGTGCAGCACGATATCCTGTTTCGGATAGTCAAGCGTCTTATACCAATTCCAGCCCAGCCAGTTCGCGTTCGAATCGTTGTTGACGGTGTTGCCCACCCAGGCGAGCTTGTCATTGATCCACACCTGCTGCAGCCCGTCCCACTCCCCCTCACCCAGTTTCCAGAATCCCGCGCGCGTGTAATTTAGGCCGTCCAGGCCGGTCTCCTGCAGGACGTAATAATCCTCGCGCTTACCGGTCACCAGCACGTAGCCGTAGTCCAGCGGGACGGGCTGCCCGGTGGTCTGCGAAGCCGATGAGCCCTGGGTTGTGGAGGCGTTGGGCATCAGACTCTCCGGCCGCGATTGATGGTCACGAGCGGCGTGTTGGCGATGGTCTCGCCGTAATTTTTCTCCCAGCTGTTGAGCGAGATCATCGGCCGCTCCACCACCTGGCAACTCTGGAAGCTATAAAGGCATTCGGTCGACGCGGTGGAACCGCAGCGCGGGCCGGCCCAGTTCAGTTGGCACGTCTCGCAGTACTGATACATCGGCGTATCTTCCTGCGCCGGCTCGGAGAGCGGCGCGCTGTGAAACGTGGCGAGATCGTCGGAGGTTCCTTCCAGCGTGAGCTTGCCTGTTGTCTGGATCCACGGCTGTTGGGCGTCGGCCTGGTAGCAGCGATAAATAAACAGTGCGCCTTCGAGCGTGGTGGCGCGCAGCATGGTTTCCACGTCGCGCGCCAAAGTGTCGCCCGAAACGTTCTGAATCTGGAACGAGCCCGAATCCGTGACCTGGCTGCGATTGAACTTGAACGGGCCAGCCGCCATCAGCCAGGGCAGGAACATCTCCGCGACGCCGGTCAGGATCGAGACCATGGTGATCTTGCGATCAGCCCAGAAGTAGTTGTTGCCATTTGTGTCCTGCACTTCGAGCAGGTTCACCGGCGGCAATCCGGTGCGCGCTCCGCCGACGGCGAGAAGTGTGGATGTGTAAGGAATCATCTCATCACCACCAGCGAATGCCAGCTGATGGCCGCGGCCGTCGCCGACGCGTTCTTGGTGGCCAGCACGCTTACCTGCACGCGGTGAAAGTCGAGCGGCATGTTGGGAGCGCTGTAAATAAGCTGCGGCCCTTCGTCGGCCGCCGCGTAGCAGTCGAAGGTCGCGGTCGCATACATCCAGCTGCGATGCACCCAGTCCGCGACCGACACCGGCACGCCGTCGACGCTGATGCCGCATTGCCCGAACTCCGGGCCGGCCATCAGATAAAGCTTGAATCCGTAGCCGCGGTATTCGTAGCAGGCCCAGTCGCCCGCGTTACCCGGCGACGCCGGCGGCCCGGCGGTCGCAGCCGCGCCGGGGTTGTCCATCGTGGTCACGGTCACCGCATTGCCGGCGCCCCGCATCGCGCGCACATTGGGGGCCCAGCCCGGCGACGCGTTGCTGAACGTGGCCAGCTTCTGATCGCCGAAGTCGTTGAATGCGTACCTGTAGATTGCCTCGCGGTCCCAGTCCCACGGATACTGCACCATGCCGACCGTGGGCACCTCTTCGAAGAGCACATTCTGCACGTCCCATAAATTATTGGCCGTGAGCACCAGGTTGGGTTCGGTGACGAAGTTGCCGACGTAATGGCGTCCCTTTTCTCCGAAGGTTCCATCCCAGTCGATATAGGTGAAGAAGCCGTCTTCGTACTGCTCGTAGTACCACTTCAGCTTCTGCGCGCAGGCCAGCGTGCGGCCGATCCAGGAGAGTTCGAAGACGTGCCCGGTGTTCTCCGTTTCGCGCGACCAGGGCGTCGAGCCGGCCGGCTTCTTTTTTAGCAGATTGGTGGGCCGCTTCCGCGTGAAACCGTAACTCGGGTTCATCGAGTCGCCGAGATTCTGATCCCAGCCCAGCTGCGCATTGAGGATGTCAGTAGCCGGCATCCGCGCCTCCCGAGTTTTCGCTGTAGCTCCGGTTATTCGCCGCGCGAATCACATGGCGCTGATCCATCAGCCACTGCACGCCGGTCTTGGCGTCGAGCGCGTTAAGGTGGATGTTCGTCACCGGCCCGTTCGATGCGCTGCGCGGAGCCGAGCGCCGCATGGTGGCCTGGTAGCCGGCGCGCACCGCTTCGGGCGTGGCCATCGATTCGAGTGCCCGCGTCGCCCTCTCCTGGCGGGAATTGCGGTCATCGGTCAGTACACCTTCGCCGCGGTGCAGCACGGCCATGCCGGTGCGTGGAACGTAGTCGGTGCCGGAATCGTATTGCGCAGTCGTCGCGGTGAAATTGGAGCGCCCGGCGCGCTCCATCTGATCGAGCCGGCCGCGCGCCTGCATGATCTCTTTGCGGATGGTGTCGTTGTAGTAGGCGTGGCCCTCGGGGCCATATTGCTTCGTGGTCTTTTCGGCATCGCGGTCCAGCGTCTCGAGGTCGCTGTAGCCGGCCAGGTAATCCATGCCTCCGGCTTCGAACGCCTGGTAATCCTGCGCGATGTGCGGGCGCACCTGGCGCAGATCGTACATGCGGGCCTTCTCACGGCCGCCGAAGCCGAACACACCCAGGGCCGCTCCGCCGACCGCGCCAATCGCGCCGCCGATGAGGGCGCCGGCCGGACCGCCGAACATCGCTCCAACCGATGCGCCGAACTCCATGCCGCTCATCGCTCCGCTGGCCGCGCCGCCCACGCCGCCATTGCCCATATAGGCGCTCCACAGGCCAACGGCGCCCCCCGCTGCACCCATCGCATTGGCTCCCACGCCGCCGTTTGCCGCGGTGGCGGAATTGCCCCCGGAGCCGAGGCCGCCCAGGCCCGCAGAGACCGTTCCGCTGGTGTCGGAGAGTTCAGGCTCCGCGGCCGCACCGGATTTCTTGCCGAAAAGCCTCGACAGTTGTTTTCCGAAGCTGATGCCCTGCCCGAGATTTCTCGTGATCGCGCCACCCCCGCCACCGACCGGACCCGCGAAGCCCGATGTGATGCCGGGCCCGAAGCCTGGTCCCGAAGTCGATCCGCCAAACGAGATGCCGCTCGACATGTCGGCCGTCGACGAACCGCCCGAGAGCGCGCCGGGAATCATCGTGGAAAGCCCGGAGATCCCGCTGCTCATCGCGCGTGCGCCGCCGGCGAAACCGCCCCCGCCGCCGAGCACGATGGTCCCGCTCGAAACGACGATCTGCGCCGACGCCACCGACATCGCGGAGTGCATCGCGCCGCCGCGCGCGCCTGTTTCGACGCCGCGCTCATCGGGATGCGGAACGCCGGCGATCTTGTCGTAGATGCCGGCCATCGGCGAACCGCTCTTGCCGAAGCGGCCCTGCAGCCGCTGCACCATCGCCGCCGCGGCCTGCCCCGCGACCTTGTCGCCCAGCCCGGCCAGCGCGCGCAGCGGGTGATCGAGATCCTTGAAGAAGCTGGTGAACTCGCCGGCCATCTTCTCGCGCGCCTGGCGCGACGCCTCGACCATTTGCGCCTCGGCAAGCTGCTGCGCCGCCACGACGCGGCGGTTGAAGTCATCCTGCGAGATTTCCTGCTGATCCAGTTCCTCCTGATATTTCGCCAGCCGCGCGCGGAGTTCCTGCTGGATGGCCAGCGTCTGCTGCTTTTCGGCGGTGAGAAAATGCGCGCGGGCTTCGTCCTCGATCTGCGTTGTCTCCTCGGCGTTGCGCCGCGCCAGCTCGGCCGATTGTTCCTGCTCACCGGCGGTGATGCCCGCGACGCCCCGCGCCAGAACCTCGGGCTTCAGGTCCTTTTCCGCGGCCTCCTTGCGCAGGTCTTCGATCTGCCGCTGGGCCTCCGCGCGGATCCGCGCGAAGCCCTGCAGCGAGCGCATCGAGCTCTCTTCGATCATGCGGTCCACGCGGTCGGCGAACTCTTGCGCGGCGCGCATTTTTTGCTTTTGAGCTTCCTTGTAGTGCAGCTCGTCCTCGTCGTCGGCCTTCATCATGCGCTGGATGCCGCGGTCGTATGCGTCGATCGAGTGATCGCGCTCTTCCCGCGCGCGCTTCTCGAGCTCGCTCTCGCGCTCGGCCGCTTCCTGCGCCTCATTGAAGCTCTCGGCCTGGGCCTGGCGCTCCGCGATCCGGTTTGCAATCGATTCCTTAGCCGCGCCCGACATCGCATCCACGGGGTTGCCGATGGCTTTTTCTCGCGCGACCTCATAGGCGCGGTTCTCCGCGTTGATCTCCTTGCGTTTCGCCAGTTCCGCGTTGATCTTCTGCTGGCCTTTTAGCTCGGCGTCGAGGGCATGGTTATATTCGATCTTCTGCAGGGCCTCTTCGTGCTCCTGCGCGGCCTTCGAAGCATTTAGCCGGTCGAGCTGCTCTTGTGCCGCATACTGCTGGTCAAGAGACTGGTGCGCGCGGTGTTGTTCAACGAGCCCACGTTCCATGCCTAGCAGCGGCGCGACCGTCTGCCAAAGCGGCGACGGCGAGCCGGCCTGCTGCTGGATCTCCCGCACCTGCCGCTGGTAATCGCGGAGCGACTCGGTCACCAAATCGATGCGGAGCTTCGTGTCCTCGATCGACTGCGTGTCGGCGAATTTTTCTTCCCTGGTCTTCGCCAGCTGTTCCTCGTAGGCCCGCGCGGCGCTGGTGAGCGAGAGATAGCCGTTCCAGAGTTTTTTAACGCCGTTGTAGGCGGCCTCGCCAACCATGAAGCCGATCTGGATGCCGGCGAGTCCTATCATCGCTGTGCTCAGGCCTTCGAGCGCCATCTGCGCGGTCCTGCTCTCGGCGATCACCGAACGGAAGGCGCGCGGCATGTGGATGCCCAGCTCTTCGGTCACCAGGTGCAGCTTTTCCTTGGTGCTCAGCGCGGCAGCGCCGCTCTGCTCCATGCTGCGCTTCATCATGCCGCCCGTGCCCGTCGCCCTGGCGCCGAGCTGCGCCAGCTCCTGGTCGAGCTTCTTCACCGGCGCGCTCACCTGGCCCACCGCGCCGCCGAACTGGCGCACGCCCTGGATCGCGCCCTTCTCGTCGACCATCAGCTCGAGTTGTACGACCGTCGCCATATTTACCCGTTAAATCTCGCCGCCGCACTCGCGGCAGCGCAGCGTGAGCCTCTCGTTGGGCATGCCGCAGTGCGGACACGCCGGGTGCGCGGCTTCGAAGCGGTTGCGCTCATCCTTGAGCACCATGAGGCCCTCGACCTCGGCTGCCGTGAGCCGCACCGGGGCAATCTCCAGGAGCCGTTCCAGCCACACAAGATGGTTGATCCACACGAAGTAGCCATCGGGCGCCTGGCGCTGCGGCAGCATTCGTTCGCGCGCCGCGAGCCGCGCTTCCACGTCTTCGGTCTGCGCCAGAATGCGCCTGAGTTCGCCACCCAGAAACCCCTCGACGAAGTACTCGGCGGCCGCGCGCCGAAGCATCCCCGCATTCACTCGATCGTGACGTCTTCGCCGCCCAGGAAGAGCTCCAGCGCAGCCGCGGCCTTGTGCGCGCCGTCCATCTCCCGTCTAATTGCCTCCGCGCCTTCCAGAGGCTTGCCATCGATGCTGTAGCCGTCGACGCTCTCGATCAGATCGTCGTAGATGCGCATCGCCACCGCGTGCTGCGAGGGCCGCACGGTGATGCCGTCCATCGCGGTTCCGCGCGTGCGCACCGACGAAACCTCGGCGTTGAAGCGCTTGAGATCGTCCACGCCGGGACGCCGGAAGCGGTGAATGAGTCCCGAGTACATGAGCGTCTTGCCCCCGGCCGGCCACGCGGCCGACAGGCGCACCTCCTGCGTTTCGGGCAGCAGACCGTCTTCGTCGAGCGGCTGCGCAATCTCGGGACCCACGCTGCGCAGCGAGATCCCGATGGCCAGCTTGTGCTTCAATGGCACGGCGGCCTGCCAGCCCTTGCGAGCCGACACATCGCCGTGTCCCTCGGCGCCGGTGAGCAGTCCCTCAACCATCTCGATCAGCGCGGAGTCGGAATCGAAGATGTCTTCGCGCTCGCGTCCGCGGTTCAGCGTCTTGTTCACGGTGCCCGCGTAGTAGGTGAGCCAGTCCTGCACGGTCACCCGGCGCAGATGGTAGGTGTACTTTTGCTTCGCGCCTTTCAGCGTGATCGAGCGCGGCTGATCGAGCGGCAGCATCGCATTGTCTTTTTTCCTGGTCATGGTTGCCTCCGGAGTTCGGGACTTAACGAAACGGCGCGGCTCATAACGGGCCGCGCCGCAGATCGCCGCGCGCGGTCTAAGCCGGCGTCAGGTATGCGACGTCGGTGTTCAGGGTGGTCACGGTCACCGCGTCGCCGCCGCCCGCGGGCTGCAGGATGCAGTTCTCGTCGAGCTCCAGGGTGGTGGCCACCATCTTGTTCTGGTCGCTGAGATCGGCGTTGGGCAGCACCACGTTGGCATAGGCCATGGTGCAGCTCGCCGCGCCGGATGCGACCGCGATCGAGATGCCGAGCGGCGTCTGATTCTCGCGCCAGTCTTCGAGGTCGCTCGACCCGTCGTTGGCGATCACCAGCTTGAGTTTGTTGATCACCTCGCCCAGGCGCACGAAGTAGGGCTTCTTGCCGCCGCCGACGGCGCGGAACAGGCTCTTGCCGTGATCGAAGGTCGCTTCCCAGCTCAGCACGCGCGGAGACTTGCTCACCAGCGCGCCGATCGGCCCCATCGAAACGGTCGAGTCGGAGCCGTACAGATACTGCGCGGTGGGCAACGCCGGCAGCGCGAGCATTGCGTTGGCCACGTCCGCGGTCACCGTGCCCAGCCCGACGAAGCTGATCTTCACCATCACCGATCCCTTATCGGTGCCCGAGAGCACAACCTGCGTGGCGGCCAGGTCGCTCCACTTGCGCTTGAGGCCGGCCGAGTCTTCGATGTACGCGTTGGTGAGCACCGAAGGATCGCCGGTGTCCTTGAAGGTGAAGAGGTGCGTGTTGGGAGCAGCGCCCACGCCGGCGGTGAATGTCTCCTGGTCCATCACCATCGCGAACGCGTAGCCGGCCAGGAAATCATCCAGCCTGGCGGAATAGTCGAGCGCGCTCTGCATAGCGATCAGCCGGCTTTCGGTCGCGGTCGATTTGCCGTTCTTGCCGGTGTACTGGAGATCCGACTCCATCTCGTAGGTGAGCTTGGCGAAGGCTGCCGTCTCGGCGCGCGAGCGGTAAGTGAAGGCTGCGTCGGCCATGACTTCGCCGATGGTTTCCTGAATGTTGGCGCTCAGCACGATGTTGCGTGCGATGGACCGTTGTGTCGAAAACGAAGACATAGATTCTCCTTAAAGCGGAAACTCACGAACCGGGTAATTCATCACGACTGAATGCACCACGACGCTGCTCAGAGTGCCCACGCGCGGCCCCACGATCTGAAACGGACCCGACCAGTCGAACTGGCCCTGCGGATACTGCGCGCTCACGAAGCGGCGCAGGTTTGAGCCGCCATCGAGCGGATCGAAGGCATCCGAGATGTTCTCGATGACCTGCTGAAAAATGGGCTCAGAGACGCCATCCTGAAAGCTCATGAAGCCCGAGACCTCGACGTTGTGCGTGCGGCTCATCGCCTGCAGCTCTTCGTCTTTTCCGGCCGTCCCGACCCGGGTCACGCGCCAGGCGCGCACGATCGGCTGCGCGGGATTTGTGGACGCATCGACGAAGATCTGTTTGAAGGCCGCGTCCGTCGTGGCCTGGCGCAGCATGTTGTAGACGTTGGGTCCGACGCCGTCGACCGTCTTCAGGCGCGTCCACACCGCGGATACCGCGTCGAGCGCGCTCATGCCGTCACCGCCGTGAAGCCGAAACGTTCGAAGGCCAGCGCGATCTCGTGTTCGAGCACCGGCACGGCCAGCGGCTCCAGGTCGGTCAGCGCCCGCGAGAACATCTCATGCCCTTGCGTTCCTTTTTTGCGAATCGACATGGCCACCGCGAATGCGGCGGACAGCGCGTCCTTTCCGTCTTCGATGTCGAACTTCTTCATCACCCAGGGAATGAGCGCGTCGGGCGGCGGCATGTGCGGCACCGCGCCGGTCTCGACGGGCGCGGCGTACTTATCGGCGCCGAGCTGCGGGCCAACGCCCACGATCACGCGCGCCGCGTCGGGAAGCTCCTCGAAAACGGAATTGATCGATCCGGCCAAGTTGCCGAAACAAACGGCGGCCGGCTTCCCATCGTAAGGCGTGGTGATGTTTTCCTGCACCATATCCACGCCCTTGCTTCCCAGTGATTCGAGGCCGGCGCGGCGTCCCTCGCGCATGGCGGCCATCATCTCCGGCTGGAGATTTTCGATGCCTCGAATTTGCGCGCGCCACGCGTTCATCGTTACCTCGAGTACTTGTCATGCAGCAGCCGGTCGACGCCGGAGTTTTGTTCCAGGAATTGGTTGCCGAGCGAGAAGGCCGGAGCCTGCTCATCGCCGGGCGCCGCGCCTTCGTCGATGCCCATGTGGTTGAAGTAACGCTTGCGCAGGGCCTTGGCGATGTTCAGCATCTCCTGCGACTTCGAGCGGTAGTTCACCACGTCGGCCTGGATGGAGCTGTCGCCGGTGCCCACATAGAACGAGGCCAGCTTCTCGGCCGCGAGCGAGCCCGCGAAGTCGACCACCGCGTAGAAGTCTTTATCCGGCACGGTCGAGCCATCGGGCAGATGCCGCGCCGTCCAGGTCACGCGCAGCGAGGAGCCGACTGGCGGCGCGTCGAAGTTGAGCATGATCTGGTAACCCGTGGGGCTGCGGTAAAGTCTGATGTCGGAGTCGAGCACCAACTGCACCGGCTGCTGGCCGATGGGATATTCAATCGATTCGATGATCGAGAAGTTCGGCTCGAAGACCGGCAGATCTTCGCCCTCCCCAGGCGCGACCGGAATGGGCAGATAATTGGTTCCGTCCCCCGCGATGTCCGACACGATGTAAAGCGGCGAGTCGAGCGAATAGCGCTGGATGATGGCGCGCTCGACCAGCGCGGGATAGATCGTCCCCGTCGTTCCGCCCAGGCGGTTGGCGTCGTCCGAGATCACGTTGGGGATCTCGTCGACGAACTCCTGGATGGTGAACGGGAACGGCAATTGTAAGCCCTCATGTTGTGAGGGAGGCCCGCGCGAGCCTCCCTCGGTTTATGTACGGCCGGGCACGCGGCGAGACGATGTCCCGATCCGGCCTTCTCGGAAGTTGCTAGACGTCGACCTCGATGATGTCGAGGACGACGAAGCCGGCCTTGGGCGCGGTCGTCGCGGGCACCGCGGTCACGTCGACCGTGATCGTGTCGCCGGGATTGATGCGCTCGCCGCCGGGGTAAGGGTTGGGGTTGCCGGTGATTTCAGCCGTGACGGATTTCGAGGCCGCTCCCTGCGCGATAGACAGGCTGCCGGCCGGGTTGATCGCGTTGCCGTTGACCTTCACGTTCACCGTGGTTGCGCCCGCGCCGATGCCCGTATCGCTCAGGCAGAGCTGCGCGCTGGTGATGAGCTGCCCGCGCTGAGAGGTAAAGCTCACCTGGCCGTTGCCGAGCGCCAGCCCAAACGAGAGCGTGGGCAGCGTGCCCGCGACATAGGTGGGCGGCGTACCGGGCGTGTACACGGGCAGCGTCCCCGGCGTAAAAACGACCGGCGACGGCAGCGGAAGGGTGATGGTGCTCTTGCGGAACATTTCCTGCATCGGATTCACTCCCCTGAGTTGCTTCGAGGTGCCGGGCGAGCCCTGGAGAAGCTCGCCCGGCGGTTGCGCGGCCTCGCGGTGCGCCGCTCTATACCAGGCTCTTGCCGACGCCGCGGAAATCGATGATGGCGCCGTTGTAGACGTGCTTCACCTTGTACTGCAGCTCATCGGCCGTGAACTGGGTGCCGATCGTGGGCTGGTTGGCCAGGAAGATCTGCGGCTGCTCGATCCCGTCCAGGAAGCCCAGCTCGAAGAACGGCGCGTTGCGCTGATCGGTTCCGAAATACCAGCTCTGGTTGTCGGTGGCGTCGAGCATCTCGTTCACGTAGATCCGCTCATTGTTGGCGCCGAACGCCTGGTAGAACTGGTTGCTTCCGGCGGTGTTGGTCTGGTTGATGGCGATGGCCGTCGATTCCAGCGCGGCCGGCACCATGATCCAGTTCAGGTTGAAGCCCAGCGGCTCGCCGCTGTCCTTTTCCGTCTGCAGGCGCAGTCCGGTGCGCGCCGCGATCAGCGCGGTGTTGGTGAGCGCGGCCGAGTAAAGGTTGTTATGGCCGGCGTTGAACCAGGCCACGCCGTCCCCGGTGTAGTTCGGGTTGGTCAGGTAGAAGTTGGTGACGTACTTGCGCAGCGTCATGCGCGCCGCGCGGGCCAGGCGTCCGGGAAACCGCGCGATCGCGCCGAGATCGTCGTTGCGGATGGTCTCTTCGGTGATCGTCAGGAGCCGGCCGCGCTTCGCCACCTGGTAGGTCACCAGCTCGTCGGTGGGGTACGCGATCTCCTGGTAAGGGTTGCCCTCGGCCACAGTCGGCAGCTCGCCGAAGTAGCCCTCGCGGACCCGGTCCTGCAGCTTGTAGTCGGAGATCGTCGCCTTGGTGTAGAGGTTCTGGAGCCCGTCGATGGTCAGCTCCGCCCAGTCCTGCAGCAGCCGCTTGGTCATCGAATTAAGCAGGATGTTGGGGAAGTCGCCGGTCAGCACGGCCTCCGACGCCAGCATGTGGCCGCAGAAACCGCCGCCCCCGCTCAACCTGCTCAGGTCGTCGTCGCCGGTGATGGTGGCGTAGGCCCTGCGAAGGCTGGTGAACGCGGGCACGCCCTTGTTCATCGACTCCTTCACGCCGAATGCGGCTTCCATGGCCAGCTGCAACTTGTCGCGGCTGTCGAGCACCACGCCCGAGATGGCGCGAACGGTGCCCACGTTGTTGAATGCGGCGAAGGCCTCGCGCACCGCGACGATCTCGGCGTCGATGGTGGCCTCGGGCAGATCGGCCTCGGCGGTCAGTGCCGTTTCGAGGTGCGTGCGCGCCAGCTTTTTGGCTGCCTCGGGCAGCTTCGAGTCAGTGAGCTTGGCCTCGATGCGGTTGCGCGATTGCAGGCGCTTGGCGTCGGCCAGGATGGTGGCGGCAGCCTCCGCGGTGAGCGCGGTTGCGCTGGCCGGGGGCGCCTCGGTAAGCGCCGTCGTCACTTCGTCGAACAGCGGATCGATCTCCGCTTCGGTCGCCAGCGCGAATTTCATGGTCAGCTCGGCAGCGCGCGCGGGGTTCTTTCCCCGAAGCGCTTCGAGCAATTTCTGAAGTTTCTTCTTCATGGTTGCCTCACCGGCGCCCTCAGCGCCGCCGCTGTTGGAACGGCGCGCGCTCACGCGCTGGATCGCCGTTGATTGTGGGTTGACGGCCGCCAGTTGGCGCGCCGCAATATCGTCGCCGGCCAGCGATGCGGCGGCGGTCAGGAACCGCCCCCCCGCGCCGGCCCGCTGACAGAGATCGACAGAGAACAGGAGCTTCGGATCGAGACTTTCCGCGATAAGGCAGCGCTTGCCTTCGACAACTCCAGAAACAAAACCGAAGGCCCCAAGCATGGAAACAGCCCATAAATCGCGCTTATTCGAGGCGTACATTTCGTCGAGCTTTGACCGTAGCTCGCTTTCCGAGCTGAATAGCCTGACAGTGGACCGCGCCTCGTCCCCGACCATCTGGCCGCCCTCAAGCCAACCCGCGATACGTTCGGGCTGAGTAGCTCCGGTAGGGTCGGGACTCCGGAGATCGGGATGACGGCGTCCGAACGGCTTGCCCGCGACCGCTTCCGCGACCTGGGCTACGAATTCCTGCGGATAGTAATGCGGCTCCCTCGTGCCGTCCACCGCGCCGGTTCCCCATCCGGCCTTCAGCACGACGATCGGGTAACGCCCGGAGACCGGGGCGGCATCCGCTTCGTTCGAGAGGAATAAGCCGGCCTCGGCTACGGGTACATATGCCGTGGTCACTTCCTGCGCATCCTCCAGATCGACGTCGTCGCCGTCGATCTCGTAGGGAATGCGGAACAGCTTTCCATCCGGGCCGCGCGCAATCAGGTAATCGTCGAAGGCTTCGAAGAGCCAGAAACGCTGGCAGCCCTGCTCGTCGAGCCCGAACTGCTCGCGCAGCGCGCCGTTCAGCAAAGCCTGCTGCTGATCGAGCGAGAGATCGGCCTCGGCCGTCACGTACTTCTTCACGAAGCCGCTCGGGTCGATATCCATCTTCTTCGCGATGCGGGCCAGCTTCTTCGCCATTGCCTTCTTCTTCGAATCCGGAATAACCTTGTCCTGGTCCCAGCGCGCCATGCCGTCGCGAACGTGAGCGGCATCGGCCACCAGGATCGACCAGGTGTCGGTCTCGTCCGGATCGCCTACATACAAAAAGTCGCTGGCGGGATATTCCTTCCCGCCAACGGACTTCGTCTTCGCGGCCTCGGCCGCGAGCAGTGTCAGCAGCCTCATCGAGACCTCTTACTTCCCGGCGGCTTCGCCGATCGGGAACGTGTACTTGCGTCCGTCGGCCGTGATGCAGACGCGATTGCCGTTGAGGTCGTAGCGCTTGATCGCCTGCCAGCTTTCGAGCGCGTCGATATCCGCGGCGGACTTGGGCGCGGGCACCGTAAGCAGCGTGTTCGCGGCCTTCAAAGCTGCAATGCGCTGCAGCCGGGGATTGTCGGGCGCGTCGATCTTCGCCTGGGCGAGAGCCTTCACGTAGAGCGTCTTCCACTTCGTCGCGATCGCCTCGGGCAGATGCGCCGGCGGCGCGGGAGCCTCGGAAAGATCGAGCGCGGGAGCTTTTTCGACTGGTGCCATAAATGATTCCTCCGGAGTTGCGGCCAATTGATGTGAGTATCGAATCCACGCGCGCGGGGCGCAGTGCAACGCCTCGCAAAAATGCGACTGGCGCAGCTTGTCGCCGTTACGGGCCGTTCGGAACCACCGAAATACCCAACGATTTCAGGAGGTCGCGCTCGCGATCGGTGGGCTGCAGATCCTCGGCCGCCAGCGCCGGATACATCAGGCAGTGGCAGAAGATGGTGTTCTCGGGCGACCCGCTCGGATCGCGCGGATACATGAGCTGCTCGCCGCCCACGTCGAACGGCTCGGAAGGCTTGCGCACCTGGCCGTTGGCCAGAATGTGCGAGATGCGCGGAACGTGCGCCACCGGGATGTGCCGCCATCCCTTGCCCAGCGTCGGGTGCCGTTCAGCGAGGTCGTTGATGCGCGCCATCGACGCCACCGAATTCACGCGCATGATCTCGTTCATGGCCACGTCGACCGTCTTGCGGCCGGCCTGCCCAAAGAGGCCCGTCCACTCGCTGCCATAGCGCGCGCCGCCGATCTGATTCACCAGCTGCGTAAGGTCGGAGCCGCCCAGGTAGGCGCGCTGAATCGAGGCGACGATTTTAGCCGCCGCGTCGCGCGAAATGCCGCCGATGAGATCGGCCGTGTATCCCTGGATCACCTGCAGCGCCGAGCGATCGAGAACCGGGCTCGCCGCCAGCCGAGCCGTGCCGGCCGCGACCGCCGCGTCGATCGAGCGCGCCGATTCGGTCCAGGCCTGCTCCTGAATCTTTTCCACCTGGCTGCTCGCCTGGCTCGCGAATTCGCCCATCACGCGGTCGACCTGGGCCTTGAGCGCCTGCAGCCGCGCCGCGCTGTAGCTTTTCGGATCCACGCCGGCCAGGTCCGCGACAATTTCTCTGCGCGCGGCTTCGAGCAGCGCGAGGATGCGCTTCTGCGCCTCCGGAGTCAGCGCCTCGGCCGCGCGGGTGAGCGCGTCGAGCTGCTCGGCATAGGCCTGCGCGCGCGAGTCGGGCATCGCTATGCGTTCCTCGCGTTGCCTTCATCGATCAGTTCGTCATCCTGACCGGTGCCGGCGCGAGTAGACGCGTCCGGCGCGGCCAGCGTCTTCAGCGCCTTACTCAGATACGACTGCGGCATGAATGCTTCCTGCTGCTGCGTCTGCCGGTCGGCCTTCTCCTGCTGCGCCGCCTCGTACTCTTCATTCGAGTCTTCGATGTCGACGCCCATCTCGGCCAGCAGCGTGTGAAACGCTTTCGCCGCGGTGCGCCCGGTGATCCAGCCTTCCTGGGTGGCCGTCGAAAGCGCGATCGACGTGCCCTGCAGCGTCTGCGCGCCTTTCTCGAGATCCTTGACCGCGACCTCGGGAAACTGCACGCTGAAATCGGTATCGACGGTCATCGGCAGCACGCCGGCATTTTGCGCGCACTCGATCACGAAATCGAGCACGTCCTCGATCGAGCGCGCCAGGCCGTTTTGCCGGCGCTGAATCTTCTTGGTGAAGGGCGCGTTCATTTCCGTGGCGCTGGCGCGGTTGGCGTCGTCGCCGTCGCCCAGCAGCACCAGCGGAATGCCCGCTCCGCCCGAGCCGTATTTCTTCACCATCTGCGCGCCGGCCGCCATGTCCTGGCCCTTGAAGTCCGGCGTCTGCGCCTCCACCTTGATCTTTTCGTTGGTCACCAGCACGCCGCCCTGTTTCGGGGGATCCTTGGTGAGCTTGTCTTTGTACTCCGCAACTTTCTTCTCGTCGGCGCCCTCGAAGATGTAATGCCACACAAACGAATTCAGGAAACGGACCTTGTCGCCAAAATCGAAGATCATCTGATCGAAGAGATCGAGCCAATCGGCCAGCGCGAAGATCTCGCTGAATCCGCGGCTCGCCGACTTGACCTTATTCAGCGTCCAGTAAAAACACTCGCCGTCGAGCCGGCCGAACTTCTCCTGGTTCGGATCTTCCACGCGCCGGATCAGCAGCATCGGCTTCTGCAGCACTTCCCCCACTTCGCGCCGCACGCGCACCGCGAACGGCACGTTGATCGAGGCCGTACCGTCCGAGGTCGCCATCTCCGCGAACTGGATGGTGTCGATATTCATCGGGTCGATGTAGCCCATGCGCACCCGGCCGCTGACAGGATTGACCGCGACCGGCGTGCAGAGTTCGCCGAAGATGGTCAACTCGTTGAACCACTGCTCGACGTTCTCATCCATCCGGTTGACGTCGTCCTTCCAGAAATCGTCGATCACCTTCTGCACGCGCGGATCCTTGGCCGTGACGGTGAGGCCTTTTCCCAGGGCATACTCGGCGAGGATCTCCACGATGCGCTTGCCAAAGGGCGTGGTGACGAACAGGAAGTAGCAGACCTGCAGCATGCGGTCGTGCATCAGCGGGTTCAGGTCGCGCAGCGTGGCCAGCGAGGTGATGCGCCTGAACCCCGGATCCTCGCCGTCGCCGGTGGTCAGCGTGAAGAGCTGCGGCGCCACCGCCTCCGCCGCGAGCCGGGTCTCCTCGCTCACCTTGCCGGCGGTCAGCATCTCATATGCCGCGGCCAGCATCGTTTTCTCGGAGCTGCCCAGTTTGAAGCCGGCCTGCTCCATCTTGGCCAGCGCCTGTGCCTTATCGGGCGCGTTCTGCCGCACGATCTCTTGCTTTACAAACTGCTCGGCGGCCTCGCGCGCCTCGTCCCAGCGCTGCGCCTCGGCGATGCCCAGCATCGTCATGCCGTTGCGCTCGCTCGCGGATCGCCGCGAGAATAGGTCTTTCACTCTCTTTGGAATCAGGCCCATCTGGACCTCCTCTCAGGTCGAAGAAACTCGCCGCGCCCGCGCTCGCCGCCGCCGAGGATCTCGCGGCCGGCCGCCGGGTCGCGGCCGCCCATCTGCGCGCCGGTCACCGCGAACGCCGGCCTGAAGTTGAACCGCCGCGCCAGCTCCACCGCGCCTTCCAGGGCGTCGGCCAGATCGTCTTTGATCTTGCCCAGGAAGAGAAGCTGCGAGATCAGCGTTTTTTGTGTGCCGTCGAGGCAGAACCGGATGGTGCCGTTCTCTACCAGCGGGCTCATCGTCGAGATGCGCAGAAATTTATCGGTGAGATGCGGCACTCCCACAACGTTGAGGTAACGGCCACTTTCGCGCGAGGCGTCGTCGATCGCCTGTTTCAACGCCGTCTGGTAGGCCTGGTCTTCGATGCCGATGGCCACGGGCTGCTCTTCGTCGGCGCGGCGCAGAATGAATTCGACCTGTTTAGTGAACGGCATGCGGTCCTGCTCGGCGCGCGTGACGTGAATGAATCCGTCGGCCGTCACATCGACGGTGACTGAGGCGAAGTAGTCCGCGGTTGTCTTCTGGCTGATCGCCGGGTCGACGTAGGAGATCCTGACCGTCGGCTTGCCAACCAGTTCCTCGCGCCGGAAGGCGTGGCGCACGATCCATTCTTCCTTGAATATCTGTGTCGATTCGCTGATGGGTAGGTTGCGGAACTCCTGATTGAACATCACCGATCCGATCACTTCTTCCTTGTCGCGCAGCGACTGGATGTCCCACTTCGCCGGCCACAGCACACTCTCGGGATGCCACTCCTGATCGACCGCCTGGTACCGGCGCTTCACGAACTTCTTGAATTTCCCTTCGTCGAGCAGCTTGGCCAGCAGCCCGTCGTAATGCAGGATGGTGCCGAGCACGAAGACCTGGCACTTCTTGCCCAGATTGAGGACCGTGCCCACGAACCAGCGCTCCAGCTTCTCGCGCGTCTCGGGGTTGGCGATGTCCTCTTCGTTCTCCATGTCGTCGCAGATGACCAGGTCAGGGCGGTAGATTCTGAAACGCAGGCCGCGCAGGCTCTGCCCGGCGCCGCGCGCGGCAAGCGTGATGCCCGTCGTGGTGCGGCAGTCGTTCACGTCCCACTTCTTGTCGCCCACCAGGTTGCCGAAGTCGGCGCGCAGCTCCACGTTCGACTCCAGCTCTTCCTTCACCGCCGCGAGCTGCAGGGCCGCTTGAGGCTGCGTATTGCTGATGAGCACGATGAACCGGCGCAGCTTGTAGCAGATGCAGTAGAGAACGAAGATGACCGAAACGCAGGTCGACTTGGCGTGCTCGCGGGGCGCGGCGACCGCGGCCAGCTGTTCGGTGAGCAGGATGGTGTAAAGCTCGGCGTGGAACTCGGCCGGGCTGATGACCGCGCCCGTCTGCTGGTCCACCATGAAGTGGCGCATGTACTTCTGCGCGAACCCGGTGATGGCGGTGGCCAGCTCCCAGGCCTGTTTGAGCACTTCGCCCGCGTCGGCTTTCTTGGCGCGGATCTCTCCCGGCACCACGCCGAAGACCGCGCGCAGCCTGGCTGCGGCATCCTCACGCTGTTGACGCTTCGATTTGTTTGCTGAAGGCCTCAGCGCCATGCGTGAACTCCTGGATCAGTTCTTCCTTGATCGGGTCGATGACGGCGCGGACCGGCTCGCGGCTGCGCAGCTTCTTCAATAGATCCTGCGACGCCAGCAAGTAAATCTCGCGCGGATCGCCGGCCTCAGCCGCCAGCTTCGCCCGCTCGGCGTCGATCTTCGCCAGGTCGGCCTCAACGCGCTTGGCCTGCAGCTCCACGCGCTGCATGCGCGTCATGGCCAGCGTCAGATCCTTCAGGCCTTCGAGCAGCTTGTTTTTGTCGCCCGCGCCGGCCGTCTGCATCAGCGCGAACACCTGGTCGCGAAGAGCATTGATCACCGAGGCGTTCTGACCGGGCAGATTTTTATCGGCGAATGCCGCCGCGAACTCCCGGGCCTGGGCGCTCTCGCGCAGCACCTGCTGCCGCGCCTGGCGCACCCGCAGATCGAACCAGCGCTGCAGCGAAGACTTCGGCAGCCGCATCTCGGGGAATTGTTCCAGGATCCGCAAATCGAGCTTTTCCCAATCGACAAAGCCAAGGCCGTAATCGGCGCTCCACTTCTCGCCGTAGGGCAGCGCCGACTGCTCCTCGATCTCCTTCCAGGTCCGGCCGCGGCCGTAGAGCAGCTCGATAGCCTCGCGGACGCCGGGCGGCAGCAGATCGATCTTCAGGGGCTGCCGCGCCTTTTGCGGCTCGCCCGTCCTGCGCCTGGGCGTCGCCATTACATCAGCTCCACATCGTCGTTGCTTTTGCGGCCGGTCATGAAACGGAGGCCCGCCGCAGTCAGCTCGATCTGGCTCAGCTCCAGCTCGCCGCTGTTCACGTTGTGCTCGCTGTGAAACGTGATGTAATCGAGCACTTCAAGATCCTGCAGCATGGTGCGCACCTGGTCGCGGCCCACCCCGCTCACGATCTTCTGCATCATCGACCATACTTCGAAGTCGTCCATCCGCGAGCCCTGGTACTCGTGGTTCCCGCGAATCAGCTTCAGGATGATTCCGCGCCGGCGCCGCAGCCGGAGAAGCTCCTGCTCGGCGGCCAGTTCAGCCTGCGTCTTCCTCATGTCCCTTCCCCTTGCCTACCGTTGCCGTGTGAATCTCCCGCAGCATCGCGTCCTGCTTATCCAGCCGTTCGTGGATAATCGGAAACTCCTGCACCGCGAAGATGGTCAACCGTTCCACTTCCTGTCCATGGCGGCTGCCCTGCTCCGCCAGCTTGCCCAGCGCATCGGCCGTTTTGGTCTGGGCGTCGGCCGTCTGTTTGGAGTTCGAGACAATCGCCGTGAAGCTCGATTGGATTGTGTCGCTCATCCGGCTCATGAACTTGCCGAAGATAGCCAAACCCACCAGCCCGAGCACCGGCCACGGACCCCACGAGGCCAGCAGTCCAAAGCCGGCCGCCGGCTGGCGATCCAGAATCGAAAAAACGGCCAGGATGATGGCCGCGCCGCCCGCCGAGCTGAGGGCGATCTTGGCGTACTTCACCCAGCCTGCCCTAAAGCCGACTTCCACCTCGCTTGGCTTGCCCAGCGCCGAACCCAGTCCAAGACCCATAATCGCCGCCAAAACCCCCTCCAAAACCTGAAACTCCCAAAATCGGCCAACCCCGGGTCGCCCCCGGCCCTACACCCGCCGCCATTCGAACGCTTTGCCGTGCAGTACGCTATACCCGTATTTTTCTGGTACTACCCCCGCAGGACGCCCCTGCCGGCCCGTTAAAACGCCAAATTCCGGGGTTTCGGCCCTCCGCCGTCGCCGCCCGCAGGTTCCGGACCCCGAAAAGCGGGAAACAAACGTTCCCGGATTTATGCCAAAAACCTGCTTTTCGCACCCCCTCCTGCGCCCTATTGCACCGTCACGTTCGTGGGCCGGTTCCACATCGCCTCGAAGTCCGCCTCGAACCGGGCCACCGCCGCCGGATCCCGGATCAAAACCAGGCTGTTGTCCTGCACCTTTTCGCCCTGGGCCGACCAGTTGGCAGAGCCCTCCCGCAAAACCGCGCCGTCCACCTCGTAAGCCTTCAGGTGCTGGAGAGCCGTCACGCCCTTCACCCGGAGCTGAATGTTCGGCTGCCCCTTGAAGAGATCGTTCAGATCCACGCCGCCCTTTTGCCCGTGTGCCAACTCGCCCTGGTATTGCAGCGCATCGCGGTAGATCCGGATCGTCACTCCGCGCTTGGCCAGCTTCACCAGCTCGTCGGCGATCGGCGCGTCGTCGTTGGCAAAGGTGGCGATGTCGATCGACTTCTTCGCCTGGTCCAGCTGGGCCAGGTCGATGGCCTCGAGATTCTCCGCCGGCGAGAAGTGGACTTCGGTCGCGATGGAATCGACTGCCTGCTCGATGGCCACGGCGGCCGCATGGACCGGAATCATGTGCCCGTCGTGGCAGGCGCGGATCACGCAGCCCCACGCGAACAGCGCGGAGCACGCCAGCAGCGCCCAGCTCAGCCGCAGCATCAGCCGGTTGAATCTTTGCTCAACAGCCGACTTCATCTCTGCCTCCGTTTACGGAATCGCCACCTTTCGCATTTCGCTACTCGGCGGCGCTCCCGTTTACAGCAATAAGCGGGGCCTTTCGGAACTACAGCTACTAGCCTTCGGCCGATCTTTCTGGTTGGCGGTTCGGGCGTTCAATCGGCTTGGCGCCCACGCAATTTCCTCTCCAGCGTTCGCTTCCTACTCAGCCCCTTCGTCGTTGTGGAATGCCGCTTACTTCTGCTCGTCTGCCTCGGCCTGCTGTTCGGCCGCCGCGTCCGAGGCTAATGCCGTCGATTGCAATTGCGCATCGGTCTGGCCGCGCAGTTGCATGAGCTTGCTCACCAGCGCCGAGCCGGCCGCCAGCGCCAGCGAAATCAGCTCCTCGATCTCCTCCGGCGTCAACGCCACCGCGGCGAAGGCAATCAGCCCCACCCCGGCCCGCGAAGACTGCACGGCGATCACCACCTCGATCGCGGCCATCGAGCCCTGGATCGTGGTCATGATACCCGCGAAGGCTGCCTGCGCTTTCTGGCTTTTCAGATGGAGTACTCCCTGCTGATTCAGCGTCGCGATCTGGGTCTGCAATGTCGCGAAAGCCGCCAGCGCCTGTTGAGCCGTGATCTGGCCGCCTGTGCTGGGCAGCGAAGCGATCGTTTTGGTGAACGCGTCGTTGGCCTCCGCGGCCTGCTGAATGTATGCCGCCACTTCCGAGGCCTCGGCCGCGCTTTCCTCGCCGGCCTGCAGCATCTGGTGATTCACCGTAGCCGCCGATTCGAGCGAGCTGCCGATCGAAGCCGCAGCCACGCTGGCCTTATGCACGGCCGACGTCGAACTCGGGCAGCCGCAGAGCGTGAGCGCTACGCCGGCCGCGAGCAGCACCAGCATTACTTTCGTGCCGTTCGAGATCGATGGCAGGTACTTTCCAAATACCGAGCCGAGATCCCCGGCGATGGTCTTCAAGAATTTGTACGCCCAGGTGTAGAGCGCGCTGGATTGCTGGGTGGGCGCCTGGAGCGCGCCGACAGCGGCCGAGAAGATCCACAGCGCGGCAATGCCGGCGACGAACGCCGCAGTGGTGGTGGTGATTCCCAGAGAAGCGAGAAAGTTCATGCGAAACTCCTTTGTCGGTTTACGCGGCCGCCTGGGCCGCGGCCGGACCATCCGGCTGAATGTCGTATTGCGTCAGGTCGTACATTTCGATCAGCCGCACCAGCGCCGCCGCATACGTCGGGCTGCTGGAATAGCCGCAGAGCTGCAGTTGCTGCGCAAAGGCCATGGGATCGTTGCGCACCGCCATCGCCGGCGCGTACCGCTTGGCCGTGGCCAGCAGCCGCGCGTGATCGTCGAAGCTCTCGGCCGGCTCGTAATACCGCTCGAACTTCGCGACGATCGTTGTCGGCTTCCCGTCGATGAACTCGGGCGTCCGGAACTCGCAGTAAGTGTTCGGATCGTCGAGATGCTCGGCTTTGATCCCGAAGAAATTGTTGTCGACGCGGGCCAGCTCGCTCTGCCCCCAGCCCTGCCGGTTGCTCGATTCAAGAATGGACTGCGCCTCGGAGATGCAGGAAAGAACGCCCCATTTCTTCTGCGCGGCCTGCGCCAGGGGGACTGTGAGCTGCATGTACGCGTTCTGCTGAGCGTTCATTTCCGCCTCTGCCCGCGGCGAGGGCTTCCCGGCGCGCCGGATGCGGTACGGCGCGCACGGAAGAGCCGCTCTGGCGCTCCATCCACCTTTCTGTCTCGCGACAAAGTTGAACGGAGCGTCTCCCAACCACGGAGTGAGGTCAGACTACGGTGGACGGATTTTCAGCCGGTGCGGCGCCTCGCAGAAATGCGAACAGCGCAAATTGGGCGGGGATGGGAGGGGCGTCTGAACTAGCTTTTTGAATTCAGTAGTTGGATGACAGCGTCGACGTTCTGGATGATTTCCGGTAGATGGACTAAGTTGATGGCCACTGATCGCGGTCCTATTTGCATGTCGAGAATATCGCCCTGAGATTCGCCGTGGAAGGCCGACATCGAAAAGTCATCCTTGGCGGAGAACTGTAGCTCTATCTCATCGTTCGCCGCGCTCGCTCGCCACGGCGCGCTCGAAGATTGGACCTGACTCAGCGCGTTGCGCATGTCGGTCAGCTCATCGAGATCGAGAGTTGCCTCGGCTTTTTCGCCCCCTCGCATGTTGCCATCGTCGAAGAAATACGATTCACGGACCATGAGGACCGCGCCCTTGAGTCCAGCCGACTGCTTCCCCGGTTCGTACACCCAGACCGGCCGGATGCTAAAAATTCCGGGCCGAATCTCCGGGTACTTCGACTGCTCTTCGCTGGACCTGCGCTCCTGATAGAAATGCTTCACCAGCACAATGTCGCTTCGGCTCAACATCGCCTTGAGTCTCGGGCTGTTGGAAGATCCTCCGGAAACGGCCGGAGGCTTGCAACCAGCCAGAATCGCTAGCGATGCGACCGCGCAGACGATAGCTTTCATTTACCTCTCACTTTCCTGCGGGCGTGTCGGCGCCGGGTTCCTGTCCGGGTTCGCGTCGCGCGCGGGCTCCATAGACGAGGTGCACCTCTACGTGGTCCGCAATGATGATGCAGTTCTCTGGCGAGTTGATGCTGAACGAGACCGGCGATTTTTGCACGCGTTCCTTTTCAGGTGCGGTCATATGATCTCCAATCTGCCTGACAAGCTGCATTCTGTCTCTCTCTGTCAAATTTCCGCACCTGGCCCTGAAGCGCATCCCCCTCAAGCAATTTTGGAGATTTGCTTCACCCTAGCACGAAGGGCGGCCCGGTCATAGTAACTAAGGTTGTAGGCTGCGACCACGAGCTGTGGATATTTCACGTCGTCGGGCGTCTTGCCCGCTTGTTTCAGGTTCTCATTGACGGCGGAGATCACCTCCTCCATAAATTCCGGGTCCCAGAGAACCTCAATGTCCAACTCCGGGGCCGCGCCCCGCTTCTTTGTTTCAAACTCCCGCATCTGCCGCGCCAGGCCGCCGGGATGCAGGTCGATCTCGCCGAGTTCGCTGAAAGGAATGCCAGACTCCCTTAAAAAGAAAAGTTTCTCTTCGTCCTTCGCCAGCGACGCCATGCGAACAAACGCCTCGGGGGCCGGTCGAGCTTCCCCGCTAAGCCATTTAGTTAGTGTCCCTTGCCTCGTTCTAAGCGCAGCCGCGAAATCGACCTGGCGCGTGAAGCCCAGCCTCTTCCCGAGCGATCGCAGCTTCAGGGAATAGGCAGGCAGCCGATCTTTTTCCGTGGCAATTTTCATTTTCCGCTTGACTGGAAAACTCTCCGGGAGTACTCTGCGGGAGTATTCCAGAGAATCATCGATTGCCTGACAGGATAAATGAACGCCCACACCTTTAGAACGAAACTCACGCGCAATATCCAGAGCCGTGTGGCGAAGCGGCTCGGATTGACCCGCGGCCACATCTCCCTGGTCGCAGCCGGCCTCCGGAAATCGGCACGCGTCGAGAAGGCCCTCGCCGCCGAGTACGCGCGGGTCGACCGCCAGGTAGCCCGGTTCGAACGAAACACTTTGGAGCGCGCCGCATGAGCCGGGGAAGTTCATCGCATTTACAGTCTGCCCCACATTCGGTGCAGCCGTCATTAGGAATTCGCGAGCAAAGAATTCACAATGCTCAATCCCGCCTCGACTTCGATAGGCACCCGGAGCCCTCCACGCTCAACGACGATCAGCTTGTCCGGTCCGAGATCACTTACTGCATCCGCCAATCCAGCAAGAGCCGCGAACAAATAGCCGAGTCCATGTCGGCATCGCTTGGCGTGCGTGTTACCGCCAAGATGCTGAACACCTACAGCGCCGGCTCGATGGAGCCGAATCGCCTGCCCACGGCGTGGCTGCGGGCTTTTTGCGCTGCCGTCGGGCACGACGCACTATTTCACGCTGTGGCCGCAGCCTTCGGCTACAGGGCGATCCGCGGTGAGGAAATCGAGCTACTTGAACTCGGCCGCGAGTTCCTGCGGCAGAAGCGCGCGGCGGAGCGCATGGCAACGATCGAAGCCAGCTTGCGCGGTGTGGAGGAGCTATGAACAAGGAGCTCACACGTTGGGAGCAGCTCGGCGCGTTGATGACCGCGATGGTGGCCCTTATCGCGAGCGGCGATTCCGGGCTAACGAGTGCGCCGCAGCCCGTCGCTCCGATCTTTCTCGAAGCGCCGCCACGCGGCATCTATTCGCGCGTGGGACGCAAGCTCGGCGTTACTCCGCAACATGTCCGGCGTGTCGCACTAGGGCAGTCAGAAAGCGATCGGGTCAAAGAGGCGCTTCTCGACGATTTACGGACAACCGGCGGCCGATCAACCTATGAGTGCTCCGTCCGCGGGCTTCGCGGTTCTAAATTTGGCCTCTATTCGGAGGTTGCGAGGGAGCTTGGCTGCACGCCGCAGCATGTCAGCCAAGTAGCGAACGGGCGGAGCAAATCCGCCCGCACGCTCGCCGCGCTCAAGAAACGGAGCCACATATGAGCGCCCAGCTCGCACTTGTCCCCTTCGCCCGGCCGCTCCCCCTGGCCCCGCAACGGGTGGTGCTGCCCGATCCAGCCCTCGAGCTCCAGGCGCAGACCCGCAAAGCCATCCTCGATCCCATCCTGGCTTACCGCCCCAACGATTCCCGCTTCACATCTCTCCGGCTCAAGGACGGCAAGCCCGTCACATCTCTCTCGCGCATGGTGGCCTACGTCTCCGAAACCAGCGGCCAGACGGAGAACACTCTCTACCGCTGGCTTCGGGCTTACAAACAGGGCGGCCGCCCGGCCCTCGCCGATCGCCAGCGCCGCGACAAGGGCGCATCGCGCTTCTTCGATAGCTACCCCAAGGCCAAGTGGCTCGCGGCTTATATCTATTGGGGCGATCCGGAGTTCCCGGCGCAGCGCCAGCTTCCCGGAGAGAGCCGGCAGTTCGGCGGCCAGAGCATACGCGCCGCCCACGAAGCCATCCTGCGCGATCTGGACCTGTTGGAGATTCCACCGCAGGATGCCCCAAGTTACGAGACGGTGCGCGCCTGGCTGAGATCGGGGCCGACGTCTCTCGGGGTCTACGCGCGCCAGGGCAAGAAGGCTTACCGCGACCGCATGGCGCCGTATCTGCGCCGCGCGTACACCGACATTTTCGCCGGCCAGTGCTGGGTCGGCGATCACATGATTCACGACATTTTCGGGCTCAACGATACCTACGAGGATCTGCCCGAGTGGGCGCGGATCCGCCTGCGCCTTACCGATTTCATCGACTACCGGTCGCGGATGGTGATGGCCACCAGCTGGGCGGTCGAGGGCAGTTCGAGCTCGCTCGCCGCCGCCGGACGCCGCGGCATCCTGCGCTTCGGGCCGGCCGAGATGTGGTACCTCGACAACGGCAAGGATATGCAGAAGGTCGCGCGCGGCGCCGAAGCCGGATTCCTCGCCGATCGGAATTGGTGGAGAGAGGAGCTTAGTTGGATCGAGTCGACCGGATTCCTCGCCCGCGTGGGCATCGGCGTCACGTTCTGCCTGCCGCATCATCCCCAGGCCAAGCACGTCGAGCGGTTCCATCGCACCGTGCACGAGCGCTACGACAAAGCGTGGCCCGGCTACACCAGCGGCAGCCCTTTCACGCGGCCGGATATCGCCACCGTGGCGATTGAGAAGCATACGAAGCTCATGAAGGCCGGGCGCGGCGGCGACAGCACTCTGCCCTTGGTAAGCCAGATCATCGCCGGCTGCCTGGCGTGGGTCGAGGAATACAACGCCACGCCTCACACCGGCCAGGGCATGGACGGCGGGACGCCGGCGGAAGTCTTCGCCGCCTATCGCAATCCGAATCAAAAGCCCGCGCCCGACGCCGCCGCGCTGGCGCTGCTGATGAAGGACCGCACCACGCGCCTGGTGCGAGAGTGCGCCGTCACGCTCGACAAACGGCGCTACGTGCCGGACGACCCGGGCGCATGGAAGCTCATGCACTTCTATGAAACGGAGCGCAACGGCGGCGAGATCATGATCGCCTTCGACCGGCGCATCCCGGAGTGCGTGGACGTGCTCGACCTGGACGGCAACTACATCGCGACCCTGCAGGCCGAGACGCTGATGCGTTTCGCGCCCAGCGACCCGCAGGTGCGGCAACAGATCGCCGGCAGCATGCGCACCCGGCGCGGCCTCGAAAAACAGACGCGCGAGGGCTTGCGCCTGGTCAGTCAGACGGCCCGCGCCAACGGCGCGCAGTCGCCTCTCGAAGCCATGGCCGCGCGCCTGCGCCTCCCCGCCGGCGAGACCGGCGCCGATATCGTCACGCAACGTAAACCCGCACACTCACACTCGCAGAAAACAGCCGAGAAACCCATGACGCCCGCGCAAGTCGCGCGGCTTTTATTGGAGGAAGAATGACGCCCACGGCCACCGAGGCACAGGAAGTACGTCAACTTGCCCGAAGCTTTTTGCGCCGCACCGGCATGGCGCCGCAGGATTTCGCGCGCCGCATCGGCTACCACTACGCGACCCTCACCCAGTTTCTGCGCGGCGACTACCGCCGCGGGCCTGGCTCGAAGGAGCAGAAGATCTGCGCCGCCATTCTCGATTTCATCGGCTCGGCCGCGGCCGTCGACGTGCAGGACGACGCGCCCGGCAAGCTCTACGAAATCGGCAACGTGAAAGCCATGCGCCAGATCTTCGCGCAGCTCGTCGACCACGCCTGCATTCTGCTGGCCTACGCGCCGCCGGGCAACGGCAAAACCGACGTGGCCCGCGCGCTGATCCCGGAATTCAGCACGCGGGAGTGCGAGATGCGCCGCATCTACTGCCGCGCCGCCATCACCAAGCGCGACCTGATGCGCCGCATCGCCATCGCCTGCGGCACCATGGCCGACCAGAACATCGAGCGCACCATCGCCAACCTGCGCTTCGAGTACGCCGGCCGGCGCGTGGCGCTCTATCTCGACGAGGCGCAGCATCTCGACATCGAGTGCCTGGAGACCGTGCGCGAGCTTTACGACGAACTGCATTGGTCGCTGTGCTTCGCCGGCTCGCACCAGCTCGACAAGATCTTCACCAAGTGGGCGGGCGATCTCGAACAGCTCGAGCGGCGCGTGACGGACAAGGTCGCGCTGCCGCCGGTCACGCACGACGAGGCGCTGAACATCGTCGCATCGGAGATTCCCGATCTGTCCACGTCGAAAGCCAAGGCCCTCATCGAGCGCTCCCACGTCGAGGTGCGCGGCGGCGACGGCGTGCGGCGCTTCCTTTCCATCGGCCGGCTCATGGCCAACATTCGCGCGTTCCAAAATGCGCAGTCCGCGGCTTCGGCCGAAGACGCGCAGAAAGTCGAGGCCATCGCATGAAACGTCTGCTGGACAAATTCGGAGCCTGGACGCCCTCGCGGCAAGAGATCGAAGAGATCGCCGACGCCATCGATCTCATGGTTCGCTTCCTGGGCGACGCGCTGCACTGCGCGGTGATCCTGCTGGTGCTCTATCTCGCCCTTGAAGTCGGCACGGCATTCCTGCCGGGCGGCGCGGTCGAGCGGGTATTGGGAGGCGTGCGATGAGGCTCGACACCATCCAATGCGACGTTTGCGGAATTGAGCGGAAAGAAGCGAATCACTGGTTCGTAGCCATCGTTCCGCGCGGCGAAGACAGCGGCGTGCCCGGCATCGCATTTGGCCCTCTCGGCGTGGATGTAAGCGACAATCCCAATCTCGGGATCGAGCACATCTGCAGCCAGGCATGCGCGCACAAACGGCTGTCGCAATGGTTCACAGCCCTCACCCCAACCACGAAAGGAACCGCAGCATGACTCCAGAATCATTGATTGACGACTCATATATTCCAGAATCAGTACGTCGGCATCTCCCCGGCCCCGCGCCCTCGCCGTGCTTCGATCCCGGCCTGGGACCGGCGCCGGCGCGGCCCACGCCCGACTTCATCGACGAGCTCGCCCGGCGCTATCAGACAGCCAAGCTCGACAGCATCCAGGCGCAGCAGATCGCCAAGCTCATCGAGGACGAGGCTGTCGCCCTGGTCGAGCAGTGGGGCAGCGTTCCCCCGCACGCGGAGAAGTCGCGGCGGCTCAACGGGCGCCTGGCCGAACTGACCATTACCAAGTCCGACGCCATCGCCGTGAGCTTCGAGCGCGTCGAAGTACTGCGCGAAGCTCTCGAAGCCGACGGGCGCGGCGAGTACTTCAAAAAGCTCTTTGCGAAAACCGAGAAGTACGAGATCGTCGACGGCGCCGAGAACGCGCTGCGCGAAGAGGCTCTGCCTAAGCGTCTGGCGGAGAAGGTACTCAACCTCTTCGGCCGCTGCATCACCGTCAAGCCCAAGAAACCTTCGCTGAAGGTCACCATCGCCGATCCGGCCAAGCCCGCGAAGCGCGTGAAGAAAGCGAAGGCGTGATGCTGCGAACGATGCTCAATCTCGAATGCGAAGGCTGCGGCGCTGCGTACCCGCGCGTCGGCAACAGCCCGGCGCCGGTCGACGGCGCGATCTATACCGTCGCCATGTTGCGCGAGGAAGCGAAGGGCGCGGGCTGGGTGCGGCGCATGATCTTCACGGCCATGCGCGATCTTTGCCCGCGCTGTTCGAAGAAGAACAGCGCCACAAAGCAAGCCGCCCGGTAACGAGGACGGCACGAAGTGCACCGGCGCGGCCCGCTCAGCCGCGCCCACCACCACGGAGGAAACATGCCGGAACAACTCATCTTCACTGAACGCCAGGGGCTCATCCTGGGCCTGCTGCTCGACAAACCCAACCAAGGCCGCGGCGTATGCGAACTCTCGTCGCTGCTCGACATCCCGCTCGATGCGCTGCGTTATGAGCTGGTTTCTCTCCGCAGCCTCGGGATGGTTCACCACGTTCCCAACGACACCGCCGGCCGCTGGCTCCTGACCGCTCGTGGGCTTGAAGAGGCGTCGAAGCTCCGCGCCGCGCAGAGTCACACTCACACTCACACTGAGGCTTGCAACGGCGCCGGGAGTGCGACTGTGAGTGTGTGTCATAGCCCCGAAGCACCGGCCGAGGGCCGCGCCGTGGTCTGCATCGGCGAGTCCGAGCTGGACGACTGGTGGCACGAACAGGACGTCGAGGTCAAGGCCGACGCCTTTCTGCTCTGGACTCTCGGCACAGCGCGAGGCGCCGTCGAAGAGGCGGCGAGCGTTCCCGTCACCGGCACGATCTGCGGGACGGGACTCATCAGTCCGATCTTCGCCACGCGCGGATTTGATCCGGGCACGATCGGCGAGGGCGCGGAGAAAGCGGGCGAGTAATGGGCAGAGCAGTCTCAACTCCGGAGATCGACCACCTGATCGCCACCTCGAAGCGGCTCACAGAGGATCTGATGCTGCTGCGCCAAGAGGTGCGCGACAGCGCGCTCCGCGCATCCGCAGAAGGACTGCGCCGCGCGAAAGCGCGGGTCTCGCTGCTGACGGATCACGCCCACGCGATGAACCTGGACCTCTTCGCGCTGTGGGACAGCATGCACGAAGCGCTCGATCCGAAGCGCGAGCGCTCTGCCCGGCTTGTGCGCCAGATCGATGACGGAACCTTCAAGTTGACTGCGGGAGGCCGCTGATGCCCCACACTCACACTCACACTGACGGCGTCGCCTGGGTCGAGGCGCGGATCGCGGAGATCTGCGACGAGTGCTTCGATCCCATCCGGCCCGGCGACGCCATGGCGCTCTACGACGACGTGGCGCACGAGGGATACACGGGAAGCCCCACGCACACCAGGCGCACCTATTGCCAGAGCTGCGGCCGGCTGCTCGAAGACTCGCTCACCACGACGGAGGCATGCTGATGCCCTGCGAATGGTACAAGACGGCGGATGGCAGCGTGATGCACGTCAACCGCGGCCACTCGACCGGCCCAAAGCAGCACTGCAAGTTCTGCGGGCAGAAATATCGCGAAGGCAAGCTCTGCGATTTTCCGATTGGCGAAGGCCGCACCTGCGACGCGGCGATGTGCAACGCCTGTGCGCGCACCCTCGGATCGCAGGAAACGGAGATCGGCGACGGTATGAAGCGGCTGGGCGACACCATCGACGTTTGCCCGATTCACCGCGCGCAGGCAACCGTCCGCGACGGAAAATTGCAGCGCGTCGGGGGCGCTATCGGACTGCTTTTCCCGGAGGCCCAGTGACCACCTGCAACCACAAATGGCAGCCGATGATCTTCGCGTGGTGCACGCTCGCGGCGCAATGCGTTCACTGTTTCTATTGGAAGACTGTGCCGGAAGGTTGGTTTAAGCGGCGCTTCGGAGTGCATGCCTTCAACAGGGCCAAGCGCCAGATCAGAGCTTCCGAGGCCCAGCTATGACCCGCGAAGAGATGCTGCAGTCCGCGCTCGACCTGGAGCGCACCAATGACGAGATAGCCCGCGACGTGGACGCGTTGCTGGCCGCCGCCTGCAGCCGCTTCCTCAACGCCGGCGCGCTCATCAACCACATGCGCGTGCTGCGCTCCAAGGGCAGCATGGACGAATACTGGCGCGCGGCCCTCAAACTCGCCGATCACCTGCATATCGCCGGGCACTCGCTCACCACGGCGCACGAAAAGCTGCTCGGGCCGGCGGCGCGCCAGATCGGAGGACTGATCAATTGACAGCCGATTTGCTTTTCCCCGAGACCGAGCGGTCGATCGCCGAGCGCGTCGACGCCGAGATCCTGATGCTGCTCACCGGCCACGGCGGCGGTCCGCTCGGCATGGCGCTCAGCGACGACGAGAAGACCGTGCTGCGCATGCTGCGCTACATGCGCGGCTTGAACAACACGATCTCCATCCGCGAGATCCAGCAGAAGACGCATTTCTCGCCGCGCCAGATCAAGGACATCGTGCGCGGCCTGCGCCTCAACTTCGCCCTGCCCATCGGCAGCAGCAAATCGAGCCTGGGCGGCGGCTACTACATCATGATCACGCAGCAGGATGTGGCGGCGTGGGGCAACGATCTCTTTGGCCAGGTCCGGGCCGAGATCGCGGCCTTTCACGCGGCGGCCGGCCCGAAATTCACGGCCGAGCTGCTCGCCCAGCTCAGCATGGAGGTGCGGCAGTGAAGAACGGCCTTCTGCGTAAATGCGATCCCGCCGGCGTGCTGATTGGCGCGCTGTTCGCGGCCGCGGGAATTCTGATGGTCGTCGCCGGCCTGGTGGCCGCGCACGGATGGGAGTAGCGATGTTTTTGCGTGAGCCCAGAAAGCGGTGTTTCGCCATCGGCTGCGAGGAGCGCATTCCGTGCCGGCTGCTGATGTGCAAAAAGCACTGGGCCATGGTGCCCAGGGGATTGCAGCTCGGCGTCTGCGAGCACCTCGACGCCTGGAAGGCGGGCGGAAGCCCCAAACCTTACCTCGATGTGATCCGCCGCGCGGCTGAGGCCGTGGCGGAGAAGGAGCAAAAAGCCGTGAAGCGTGAAGCGTGCGTCGTGCACCAACCCGCGACTCACGACTCACGATCCACGACTCACGACTCACGAACCACGACTCACAATCAAGGAGTAACCGATGCGGCCAAAGAAAGTGATTTTAATCGCAGACGACAACGAGCAGGGGCTCTCGACGATGCGCTTCGTGCTCCGAACGCGCGGATACAAAACGATCTCCGCGGCCACCGCGGCTGAAGCGATCGCCGCCTGCGGCTCGCGGCAGATCGACGTGGCGCTCTCGAATCTGCGCGGCAACGACGAGAACGCGGCGCTGGTGCGGCGGCTGGCGCAGATCGCCCCGCACCTGCCCATCATCCGCATCGCCGAGCCGCGCGACATGGTCCAGCTCGATCCCTACGCGTCGTTCCTCTCGCGCGTGTCGCCCGCAGAGATTATGCTCGACCGCGTCCGCCTGATGGCCGCACGCAAGCGCGGCCCGCGCAAGGGATTCAGGGAGTTGCCGGCGCCCGATGTCATCGCCGCCTGGGAAGTGCGGAGGACCGCATGAGCCGCTACAAACGCGCGATCCGCGATTTCCGCATGAGGTACCTGCTGGGTGTCGTGCTGCGCTGCGATGGTTCGTTCAGCCGCGCCGCCGCCCATGCGGGCATCGACGTGCTTTACCTGCGCCGCATTCTCAGGGAGCACGGCATCGGCCGCGCCCAGATCCGCGAGATGCTGGTCAACCGCGAGCTGCTGCGCCAGGGCCTGCCGCCGCGCAAGCCGGCGCGGAGTGTGAGTGTGAGTGCGAGCGCGAATGTGAGTGCGAGGAGGGCCGCATGAGCGCTGCGAGCGACACGTTGAAACGCTTTCAGGATGCCCTCGCGGGCCGCGTGCTCTCGGGCACCGCCGCCTATGAGATCAACACGGCGCTCTCCGGCACCGGCCCTTATCGCCATCGTTGCGAGCAGGGGGAAAAGCTGGCGGGGATATACAAAGATCGGCTGCAGCGCATCGTCGATGACATGATTACCCGCGGCGTTGTGGCCTCGACCTCTCTCTTGACGCCGCACCAGCAGAAAGCCCTGCAAAAACGGAGGCCCGCATGAAAGTCATCTGCGTCGAATGCAACACCCCGCTGGAGTGGCCCGACGTGCACCCGCAGATCCTGGAAAACCCATCGATCAGCCTGGTCGCGATTCCGCACGGCGCCACCGGCTGGTGCCATGTCTGCAAGGCCAAGGTCGGATTGAGCCTGCGCAACGTCCAGGCCGCGCTGGTCGCTACACCCATCGCGCAGGAAAAGCCGAAGTCACCGATTATCATCGCGCCGGCGTCGCTGCTACCGAACGGAGGCCGCACATGAGAACAGGCAAAGCGGTTCGCACGATACGCGAGAAGTTTCCGCCCGGCTCGCTGCTGGTGAACATCAACAGCGGGCGCTTGTTCATGATCGGGGTGAAGCGCGGGCGCTCGAAGTTCTGGATGATGAGCTACGAGCCGCCAAAGCGCGGCCTGGAACACGCGCTCACGATCGTGGAGAACATGGAGCTGGCCGAGAGCCAGGTGCGCGAATTGCCCGCGCGCAGGGAGGTGGCCGCGTGAACACACCGCCGATTGGAACGAAGTGCGTCGATTGCGGCTGCTGCCCGGCGACGATCTACGCAGGCAACGCGGCGATCTGCTGGGAATGCGATGCCGGCGAGCCGTGCAAAACCAAGGTGGCCAGGGCGAGCGCTCCGGCGGCGATCGTGCCGGTACCAGCGCCAAAGCCGATTCAACTGCCTGCGCCGGCTCCGCCCGCGCCCAGGCAGGAACCAACGAAGGAGAAGCCCGTGAACAATGAACCGAAACGCAAAGGCGGCCGCGTCGGCCGTATCTCGGATGAAGTCAAACAGCGCATCATCAATGCGGACGTCAATATCTCAAACTGCGAGCTTGCGCGCCAAGTGGGAATCAGCGAACCGTCCGTGCGCCTGATCCGCCTGAAGGCCGGCATCATGAGCGCCGCGACGCTGAAGGCGCGGGGCCTGCCGAAGATGAAACCCGGTCCCAAGTCCGCGAAGACCAAGGCAATCGTGAAAGCCGCGCCAGCCAAAGATGCGACGCGTGCACTGGCTGCGCGTGTCAGGCAAGAGGGGCACCTCAACACGCTGCGTATTCAGTTGACCAACGGCCAAATGGAGCGGCTCTGGGAGACACTTGGGCCGGGGGCAAAGGCGCTCGCGCTTGAAGCTGCAATTGCGGAGCAGATGAAGCAACTTTGAGGGGCGACGGTGGCTGCGAAGGTCTACGAAAGGCAATGCCAGCGCATGGGATGCACGAACACAGTCACGGGGCACGCGAGGTTCTGCGGCGGCAAATGCCGCTCGGCCGACTGGAAGGCGCGCCACGCCGACGGCAGGCCGGCGATCTGCGAGGCCTGCGGGCAGCCGATGCCGCGGAGAACGCGCGGCCGGCCGCGCAAGGCAAAGGAGGAACGATGAGCGAGTGGATCTCAAAAGGCCAGCTCAAGCGCCTGCAGACGCTCTACGGCCAGCTCACGGCGCACACCTTCGAGCCGGCTACGCGCGAGGCGCGCATCGCCTGGGCCTGCGAGCTCGTCGGGCGCCCGATCGCCAGCTTCAAAGATCTCACCGCGCCCGAGGCCAAGCAGCTCATCGACACTGTGCAGGCCCAGCTCGGCATCCCCGAGACGCAGCGGCCGAAGCGCCGCCGGCCGCGGCTCGATCGCGACGCCGCGCAAAAGGCCGGCACCGAAGGCCGACGCGGCTTCGAGTCGAACCAGGACACCATGGCCGGCGAAGCTGAGTGGGCCCGCATCCGCTACGCGCTCGATAAGCTGGGCTGGAACCAGCAGCAGCTCGACGCCTGGCTCGCATCGCCGCATTCGCCGCTGAAGAAGTCGAATCCGAAGATCGTGACGCTGGGCGACGCCAACCGCGTCTGGTGGGCGCTCAAGCGCATGATCGACAGCCGAGGCCGCGCAAAATGAGCAGCGCCGCTCCAGTCCGTTTCCCGTCGCCCCGGCCCGACCAGATGCTGCTGCCGTTCGCCGAGCGGGAATACGTGTCGGTCAAGCGGGCCGCGTCCATCCTCGGCGTCTCGCACCGCGCCGTGCTGGATATGTACGACGCCGGCCTCATCGAGGTGATCGATTACGCTTTCGGAAAGCGCAAGCGCGTGCGGTATGCGTCGCTGGTCGATCTCTGCGACCGGCTCCGCCGGCAGTTCGGCATCGAGGACCGGCGGCCGCCCCTCTCCGCGCCCTACCTGCGCCACCGCGACGCCGATGTGCTGCCTTTTCCAATAAGCGACACCATCTACGTCAAAGAGGCCTGCGACGTGCTCGGCTACAGCTCCCTGCGGTCGGTCTACAACATGATCGACGAAGGCCATTTCGAGGCCTACCAGTTCACGGCCAACTCGCCCTGGCGCATCTCGCGCAGCTCGCTCCACGCCTTCGTCGCCGACGCGCAGCGCCGCGCCTCCGAACACATTACGCGCCGGTAGTATTCCTGTCGGCCTTCGCACCTCAACCCCTCGCGCGCGCGTAAGAATCGGCGGCATGATGCGCCGCGCGCCGCTCACCCTCGCACTCGCCCTCACACTCGCACTCACCCTCACACTCGCGCTGCCGGCCTTCGCCCAGTCCATCCCCGGCCACGTCACGTTCGTCGCCACCCAGCTCCAGGACGATGCTGGCAATTTGCTCGCCAGCGGCACCTTCACCTTTTATCCGGTGCTCACCACCGGATCCACGACCGCTGCCATTCCTCACGCCGGCGGCGGTGGGCGCGCTATGCCGCTGCCCGTGGTCTTCAACGTGGTCAACGGCGTGGCTTCGCCGGCCTTCGGAAACGCCTATCTTCTCGACGTGACCCAGGCTTCGCCCGCGAATTTCTGCTATAAGTCGGTCGCGCACGACAACAACACGGGCGATTCATGGCAGGTCGACGCATGCTACCAGCCGGCCTACAACGCCTCGGGCTGCACCCTCGCGAGCGGCGTCACCACTTGCAATTACGACAACTACATCCCCTCGGGCGCGCCAGGCCAGTTGGTGTGGAACGGGGTGAGCTGGCAGGGCGCCTGGTCGAGCGGATCGAGCTACGGCATCAATCAGGGCGTCGCCTACAACGGATCGAGCTACGTGAGCACGATCGCCAACAACACCAGTACGCCGCCCAGCCCCGGATGGCAGTTGGTCGCGTCGATCGGCGCAACGGGCGCGACTGGCGCGACGGGTGCGGCGGCTACGGTGTCCATTGGCACCACCACCACGGGCGCGGCCGGATCGAGCGCCAGTGTGACCAACTCGGGCACGTCGAGCGCGGCGGTCCTGAACTTCACCATTCCGCAGGGCGCAAGCGGCGCGGGCGGCCTCTCTGGCATGACAGCCGGGCAGGTTCCGAAGGCCGCAACGTCGAGCACTGTGAGTAGTAGTGTTCCGCTAGCTGGCAACGGCGCGAGCATCGCAACCACACTGGATACAAGCGCGACGGGCGCAGGCCAGGTTGAAACCTCGGATGGATCAGGAAACACCGGCGCATCAGGAACCCCGCTATCGGCCCTCGCAACCTCTGCAACCGTGCCCAACGTTTTTAACGTGAAAGGCTACGGCGCGAAAGGCAACGAGCGTTTTTTTAAGGACGCCGCGATCACTTCCGGCTCTTACACGCTGACTTCCGCAACCGCAGGATTTAGTTCGGCGGACACTGGTAGGACTGTGACGGTGGAGATGGGCGCGGATGTGATCGTATCCGGCACATATAGCTCTGGAATCACCGCTACGGGACCTTACGGCACAGGATACTGCAACCTCACCTTTGCCAACGGTGCCACGGCCACGCTCACACTGACTGGCACAAACACGATTGCCGCCAATTCAAAGCTCTTTATAACCTCGATTGACTCCGGCTATTCGTCCGCCCCGACCACAGCCACGGTGAGCAACGGAATCTCAGGGGTGGGCACCGTCACCACGGTGGGAACGGCTGTGACCGGCGTAACTGGCACTCCGTTCCTCAGTTCCTGGGCGGGTGAGACGATCACGATCAACAGCGTCAATTACGTGATCGCATCCGTGCAAAGTGCGACGGCGCTCACGCTGACGGGTTCGGCGGGCACTCAATCGTCGCCAGTAGCTTTCACCGCGATTCTCGCCACATGCAGCGGCACACCAGTGCTCAGCACCACCCTGCAAGCGTTAGCGGTCACGACAACGGCGACCTATGTTAACTCGACCACATTGACTTTGGCCGCAGCCGCGACCACGACCGTCACCGGTGCAAAGGCCAGTATAGGCACTGACGATTCAACCGCCGTTATCGCTGCGCTCGCAGCGGCTTACAATAATGGCGGAGGCAAAGTCTACTTTCCGGCGGGTCCAACTGCTTATCTTGTGCTATCTCAGCTCGTGATTCCAAACAACAACACTGGCGGCGGCTATGTGTCGAGCCAGCCAGCGATTAGTATTGTGGGCGATGGCGCTTACACAGACGGCGGCTACGGAGTATTCACGGGAGCTAAAGGCGCGTCAGTCCTCGATCTCCGCTACTCGGGCGCGGTGGGCAAGATACAGGCACTCGGCGCGGGCCTCGTTGGCATTAAAGACCTTTCGATTGAGGATCACGGCTACGACGCAACCCCGTTTTTCTACAGCACAAATGCCACGGCCCATATCAAAGATGTGTCGTTCGTTGGGCCTGATCCGGGGGGATCTTTGTCCTCGGTCGATGCAATTCTGTTGGGGGGCACCGACGTCACGAACAGCGGAGCGTCTACTTCCGCCTTTGGCGGATACGTAACCACGATAAGCGATTGCTCATTTTATCGGATCGAACACGAGCTGCGCGGGCAAAGCGATGCAAATGCAGTGGTTTTTCACGATAATTGGGGGGCACAGGACTCTGGAGGGGTAGAGGCGATTTTGTTCAGCGGCCAGTCGGCTGCGCCAGCCGCCGAGAATCAGATTTACGCGAACAATATTGAAACGATCAACTATCTCTATGGCATGACCTACTCCAACTCCGTAAAAAATAGCGCCTGGGGCGACGTATTCTGGGACCCTTCTGCCTGGACGCAGGCGGGTATTCAGTTAGCGAATGGCAACACGACCTACAATACCTGCGGCGCATGCATCGTGGGGTCAAGCTCGATCATGCCGTTGCCGCTGTACGTGGATAATTCCGGCGCGAACCATGTGGTCAGCGCAATCGGAACCGGCACGTTACAACTGGGCGGATCGGGAAGCTCACTATTGGGAGCTGGATACGTCTGGTCCGACACGGGCGGCCTGCACCTCAATTGGACGTCCCCTGCGTCGGTCGGAGCTATCCTGACGAACGGCGCATTTTATCCCACGGCTGCGGCGACGATGACACTGGGCACCAGCAGTCGGGGATGGGCGAACATTTACGCGGGCACAACGAATATCGTCGGCACCACAGGGGCGGCGCGGACACTTACGCTGCCGAATGCCGATACAAACACAGTACAGCCGCTTTCTTCGGCTCCCACAGGGGGCTGCGTCGGATACATCGATTCCACCGGCACGCAAAACGGGTGTGGCACGGTAAACGCGGCAAGCGCGGCTGCCGCGCTC